CGCTCTGAAGAGCGAGGCCAACCGCATGAACGCGGACGCGAAGGCACAATCAATCAACGGCCCCTCACAAGGCGGAGAACCCGGATGATGTTCTTCGACTGCGACCAGTGCGACTGCGGCAAGGTGACGGGCGATGTGCTGCTCGATCACCGGTTCATGGTGTCAGTCGAGCCGCTCGTGTCGGGCAACGACCCGTGGTCGCGCATCACTATGTCCACGGGGCAGTCCTATCGGGTTGTCGGCTCGCTGGACGACATTTTCAACCGCATCGAGCGCGGCAGGTAGGAGAACTCGGATGATGCTCAGCCCGCTCACTGCTGCCCGTTTCGACCGAGCCGCCGCCGCTGCTAGGGGCTTGACCGGCGAGGCGCATCGCAAGGCCATCGTTGCTTCATTACGTCTCGACTGGCCGAAGCACTCGACGGTTTCGGCCGACCACACCGGCCCCGGCTGCGTCCGGTGCATCGAAGAAGGATTGCAGGCATGAACGTAGGCGACAAGATACTGGCTGAAGGCGTGATCGGCATGGTTGGCGACGGCTTCTGCCGCGTGGCCTTCGGTCGCGTCGGAACGCAGGCCGTGACCCATGTGCGGATTCAGAACGAGGACCTGCACCCGATCAAGCCTCCGAAGCCGGCGAAGGCCCCCATTGCTGACTGACGAGGAAGTCCAGTCGGTATTCGAGCGAGGCCGCCAAGCGCAGGCCATGCTCGACAATGCCGAGGTGATGGACGGGCTTCGGCGGATGTCGGAGCGGATTATCTCTGACTGGCGCAACGCTGCCCGGTCGGCCCCTACCCTACGCGATGAGCAACACGCTCAGGTCGCTGCAATCGACGCCCTTGTCTCGCTGTGGAAGCGGGATGTGGACGACGCCACGTTCCTACGCGCGAAGCTGGACAAGGCTAACCGGCGCTAGGCGCTGAACGGGCCGAAGTCCTTTTCGACAACAAACACGGCATCCGGGTTTGACGGCCTGATGGTGAGGCCGGTGAAGTGGCCGCGAGCCTTCATCGCCTCGTGCATCGCTTGGACGAACGGTTCGGCCGCCGCTTCTTTGGCAAGTCGGACAGCCCGTTCTTCGCTCGTTTCGTCCCTGATGCCCTGCCTCGACAGAATGGCGTCAATCCGGGCTGCGGCCCGCTCAGTTTCGGTCGGTTCCATTCGCGGAGTCTACCGCATCTAGCCGTGACGGCCAATGGCCAGCGGCGCACCCCCAAGAGCCCTACATGAACGACTCCAGCACGGCGCAAGCCACTGGTGCGACGGTGGCTGACGCCGCCGAACGGATCGAAAGTCTGCTAAGCTCCGCTGACAGCGAGACTGACGAGACGCAGGAGGCCGACGAGGCTTCCAACGCCGCCGAGGACGACCCGGAGCAATCCGAAGACCCCGAGGACGGCGAACAGTCCGACGCAGAGGACGAACCCGACGAGGCCGACGAGCAGCCTGAACTCTACACCGTCAAAGTGGCGGGCGAAGAGGTCCAGGTGACGCTTGAGGAAGCCCTGAAAGGCTACTCCCGCGAACAGGACTATACCCGCAAGACGCAGGCCCTCGCCGAGGAAAACAAGGCGAAACAGGCTGCGGCTGCGGCGGCGCGTGACGAGTATCTAAACGGCCTCCAGACGGTCCAGAAGATCATCGAAGCCAGCCAGCCCAAGGTCGATCAGAACCTTCGCTACACCAACCCCGCCGAATGGTCCGCCCAGATGCTCCAGCATCAACAATGGGCCGAGCAAAGGCGCGGCGTGGCGGCGGAAGCTGAACGGCTCAAAGGCGAGCAGGCGCAGGAAGAAGCCCGCGAACGGGAAACCCTAGCGGCGCGAGAGACGGAAGCCCTCCTGACGGTTCTGCCGGAATGGAAAGACCCCGCTGTCGCCAAGGCTGAAACCGCCGCCCTCCGTGAGTATGGCCAGTCCATCGGCTTCACCGAGGCGGAACTCGACGACGTTCTCGATCATCGGGCGGTGCGCGTCCTTCGTGACGCGATGGCTTACCGGACATTGAAGGCCAAGAGCGGCCAGGTCCGGTCGGCCGTGGAAGCAAAGAAGGTCGCCAAACCCGGCGCAACTTCGGCTCCCCCATCGAAGCACCTCGACCTCCAGCGCGCCAAGCAACGTCTCCGTCAATCAGGCCGCGTCGATGACGCCGCGGCCGCAATCGAAAGACTGCTAGGCTAATGGCACAACCAACAAACACCTATGACAAGTACGACCTTGTCGGCGTCCGCGAAGACCTCTCGGACGTGATTTCCAACATCAGCCCGACCGACACCCCGTTCCTGTCGAACATCGGCAAGTCGTCCTGCGACAACACGCAGTTTGACTGGCAGACCGACAGCCTCGCGGCGGCTGCGTCCAACGCCAATGTGGAGGGTGACGACACCACGGCGCAAGCGGTCACCCCGACCGTCCGCTACATCAACCACACGCAAATCTTCAAGAAGAGCTTCACGATCTCCGGCACTGCCGAGCGCGTGAAGAAGGCCGGTCGCAAGTCCGAAATCGCCTATCAAACGGCGAAGAAGGGCAAAGAGATCAAGCGCGACATGGAGAAGGCGTTCACCGGTACGAACGTCGCGGTGGCTGGAGACTCGACCACGGCCCGCGTCACCGCATCGCTCGATACGTGGCTGTTCACCAACGACACGAACGGCACGTCCGGTACGCAATACACCTTCGCGGGTGGCGTTCCGACCACGGCGCGCACGGACGGCACGAACCGCACCTGGACCGAGACCCTCCTGAAAGAGGCCATCCTCGCCCAGTACAACTCGGGCGGCGAAGTCTCGATGTTGATGGTCTCTCCGCTCAAGAAGCAGGAGACTTCGGCATTCGCCGGCATCGCCGAAATCCGCTCCGAGGTGAAGGGGGCCAAGCAAGCCGTCATCATCGGAGCGGCCGACATCTACGTGTCGGACTTCGGTGACCTCCATGTCGTCCCGAACCGGTTCATGCCGACCGATCTGGCCTACCTGATCGACCCGTCGCAGGCGCAAAAGCGCGTCCTGCGTCCGTACTTCATCGAAGAGCTGGCGAAGACCGGCGACGCGACGAAGTTCCACATGATCGAGGAATGCGGCCTCGAAGTGAGCAACGAAGCTGCCCACGCAGTGGTGCGCGATCTGAGCTGAGCCTGACGGCTTAGACGACTGAGAAGGGGGTGGCTTCGGCTGCCCCCTTTTTCACGGAGGCCCCATGTCTGAACGTCTTCTCGACATCGACCCCCTGACCGGGATCAAGCAATACATCGACACCGACGAAATGACCGGTATTTCCACGATCCGCACCGAGCAGGACGTGACCGGCATCCTTGAACTCAACAAGGTCCACCAGCGCCAGTTTTCCAACGGCAAGGACAAGTGGGGCGACGGCTACGACCATCGCACCAAGGTCGCGTCCATTCCGATGACAATTTACATGGACCTCCAGAAGCGCGGCATCCTGCGCGATCCAAAGGCCTTCAAGCGCTGGCTGAACGATCCCGACAACTACGCCTTCCGCACTCGTCCGGGGACTGTCTGACTATGGCCCTCGACACCTACGCCCATCTGAAGACCGCCGTCGCCGATTGGCTGAACAAGGCAGGTCTGAGCGGCGTGGATACGAAGGCGGCCGAGTTCATCGCCCTGGCTGAAGCCCAGATGAGCCGCGAGCTTGACGTGCGCGAGATGACCGGCCTGCTGACAACCACTGTCAGCGACGGTGAGATGGGCCTGCCCTGCGACTTTGCGGGCGTCCGGTCCTTCCGTATCGAGGGAAGCCCTGCGCAGCCGCTGGAATACGTCCAGCCCGACGCCTTCGACAGGGCTTTCGGCGTGGGCCGTCCCTGCCGCTACACCGTCACCGACGTAATCACCTTCGATCCGACGCCGGACGCCGAGTACGAGGTGAGCCTGCGGTACCGCAAGCGCATCCCTCCGCTCGGGACGGGGATGTCCTGCAACTGGCTCCTGCGCAAACACCCGGACGCCTACCTGTACGGCGCTCTGACGCAGGCCATTGTCTATTTCCGGGACGATGACCGGACGACCATTGAGAACCGCTATGCGGCGGCCCTGAACGCTATCGAAGAAGACGACAAGCGCACGGCCTACCCCTCCACCCTGAACGCACGAGCCGGGAGGTCGTTTTGACCGCTGTTGTCATCACCACCACCTCGGCGGTCCCCACGGTCGGGGGCGACGAGGATACCTGGGGCACGAAGACCAACGCCAAATGGGCGACCGTCAAGGCGGACCTCGACGCGCTGGCCCTGACCCCTGCGAACACGCTGAAGGGCAACAACACCGGCTCTCCGGCTGGCGTGAACGACCTGACGGTAGCTCAGGCGGCGGCGATGCTCCCGGCTGTGATCGGGGACGCGGGCTCGGGCGGCACGAAGGGTCTTGTTCCCGCTCCGGCAGCGGGACAGGCGCGCTATCCGCTGATCGGCGACGGGACGTTCAAGCGCGGGGTTGGGAGGCTGGCCGGCGGCGTCTTCACGATGACCCTGTCGGACGGAGCCACGGTGACGGCTGGCGCGGCCTCGCTCAACATCGCCAGCGCTTCGGTCCTCACCGTGACGGGCACTCAGGCCTCGTTCGTCATCACGTTCACCTCGGCGCTTCCTGACACGGATTACAGCGTGAACCTGACAGCCGCTCAAGGGGCGCTTGTCGGGTGTCGCTACTTCAGCAAGTCCACCACGCAGGTCACGGTTGCCTTCGACACGACGGGCGGCTCGTCTCCTGCGGAACTCAGCGTCTCCATCTTCTGATGGCTCTTATCGCGCTGGAAATCCCGCCGGGGGTTTACAGGAACGGCACGGAGTATCAGTCCAGCGGTCGTTTCTACGACGCGGACCTGTGGCGCTGGCATGAGGGAACATCTCGCCCGATAGGCGGGTGGGTTGCCCGCAATACGACACTGATCTCGGGCAAAGGCCGGGCGGCTATCGCATGGCTGGCCAACAACAACGCCGCGTGGTCGGCGGTCGGAACCCATACGCACCTGTACGCGGTGGCTCGCTCGGGCGGGGTTCACGACATCACTCCGGCAGGCTTCACGGCGGGCGCGGCGGACGCGATCTTCGGCGGCGGCTACGGGGACGGCTATTACGGCGACGGCTTCTATGGAACGCCCCGCCTCGGCTCGACCAACATCGTTCCGGCTTCGGTCTGGTCCCTGGATACCTGGGGCGAGAACCTCGTCGGTACGATGGGGACGATCATCTACGAATGGTCGCTGGACACGACCGCTCCGGCTGTGGCGATTGCCAATGCTCCGGTGGCCCGAGCCATTCTGGTGACGGACGAGCGGATCATGATGGCTCTGGGGTCGGATGATGACCCTCGCGCTGTTGATTGGTGCGATGCGGAGGACAACACCGACTGGACGCCCACGGCCACCAATCTGGCGGGCGGAAAGCGGCTCCAGACCGATGGCCGGCTGATGGGTGGCAAGCGGGTTCAGGGCGCTAACCTGCTCTGGACGGACGTTGACGTTCACCGCGCGACCTTCGTCGGCCTTCCGCTGGTCTATTCCTTCGAGCGGCTGGAAACCGGTTGCGGCGTCGTCTCCAAGAACGGTGTGGCGGTCGGGGCCAACGGTCGCGCCTACTGGATGGGCGAGAACAGCTTCTGGACCTACAACGGCTATGTGGACGCCCTGCCCTGCGATGTGGCGGACTATGTGTTCTCCGACATCAACCGGCTGCAAATCTCCAAGGCCTCGGCGTGGCATAACTCGCGCTGGTCCGAAATCTGGTTCCTCTACCCCTCGGCGGACTCGGACGAATGCGACCGCTACGTTGCGCTCAACTACCGTGAGAACCACTGGACGATTGGCACGATCTCGCGCCTGTGCGGCGTGGACAAGGGCGTCCTGCAACACCCCCTGATGATGGGGGACGACGGCTACCTGTACAGCCACGAAACGGGCGACCTGAAGGACGGGCGCCAGCCGTTCACGACCTCGGGTCCGGTGGAGATCGGCAA